ATGAACACATCTGGCGCATCTGTCGCACATCTCACTAGCAACAATAGCAGCAAATCAATATCCGAATTAGTTGCGGCCCTCGAGCAAACGAATTTATATTCGTACATTTCTCAAATTGCGACAGTGTATGGTTTTCCTCCTGTCAAAGGAGGTATGGATGCGAGCTTGGCTGCTATTGAGGCATCAATCCAGAATCCAACTGCGGCATTCCCCAATGCAACCGTTAGTTCGCTTGAAAAAATGATTGACAGAGTAATAATTTCAGGAAGTAATTATTACTCTATTGATGAAACAATTGACCCAAATTTCCAGCCATTTGTCCACAAAATTTTTAAATCTAGTGTTCCTGAGTCTCGGTATGAAAGTTTATATCCTAAAAGACTGTATGACGGTAACTCTCTTGGAAAAAATATCAAAGGATTTTTTTTAACAAAATTACTGGATACAGGGGATGGTTTAGCTTTTATATATTCTTATATTTATAGTGTGAAAATTAAAGGAAGTCGTGGCTTAGGTCTGTCATACACGCCTCAACAGCATTTTGTTACAGCATTTGTACCAAATAATAAAAACAGAGTAGAATATCGTATTCCTAAGCTTTTAGGTAAGAGAGAGGCTGCTAAAGCACTTCTTGCATTACGTAATGAGTTTTATGATCTTTTTGTTAAGAATAATTACAATGTTGTCTTTCAATCATTAAACTTTTATAATGCGATTACTAACATTATTGCTGACAAACAATTTGGCAGGGCTGTCCAAATAATTTATGTAGGGTCGAACACCGGTTCTGATGCAAATGTTATTGGCCGTAAAGATCCAACTTATGAGGCTAGAGATGTTGAAATTAAAAACACAAAGAGAAATGATATCTATTCGCCACGTTCAGTAGCCGTCAGGTTTTATAGAAATAATGGGGATTTTACCGAGTTGGGTTTAGATCCTAATAAAAAATCATGGTTAGATGATAGTTTTTGTGGTGAATTTTATATTGACTTTCCTGAAGATACATTATCATTAAATGGTTTGATTGAAAATGTCATATCAAGAAAATGATAGACTAAAGGATATAAATATGCTTTTGTCTAAACAAAGGATGCTATTGAATGAACTTCAGGGGGTTTTCTCTGAAAGAGATGTTTATTTGTTCAATAATGTACTGAGTTACATTAAAAATAATGTTGATAAAAGTTATTATCCGATTAAAGTGCTTCGTGAAGCATCTAGATGTGAATCTGATGCGGATTTATTAAAACTAGTTCGCTATTTCTGTGGAGCACATTCTAAATTATTCAACATAAACTATTGTTACTATGATTTTGATAATGAAGAAGTTCCTATTTCAGCTGAGTGTTATTACAAAGCATTAATTAAAGGCATTGCTCCAATCAGCTTAGATTCTGGACGCGAAATAGACGATTTCGATGTTAATAACATTTCATTCTATTGTATATTAAATGTCAAATAATATCCTTAGTAATATTACACTTGCCGATTTGGCTGCACTGGCTAACTTAAAACCATTCGATGAAGATCTGTTTGTAGAAAATCTTTACGCTGATATTAATAAGGCAATTAAGAATATTGAAAAAACAGCAGATAAGTATTATTCGGATGATGAAGATAAAATTACTAATTTATTAGTTTTATTTCTCAAGGGGGTTGGGTACAACGCTTCTGAACAAACAAAATCAAACGGCTCCGTAGATATCACAGTTCAAGATCGTGGACAGAGTTTTACTTGGCTCGCTGAAGCAAAAAGAGGGAATTCGTATAATGGTGTATTTGAAGGGATGTTACAACTTGTAACAAGATATATTACTGATGAAAAATATGCTGGTTTCTTTATTTATCACCAAAAGTTAGATTCTTCAGGTTATTTTAAAAATTGGTTCAGCTATCTTAGCTCTGGTGATTATGAGAAATATAATGCAATTTCTACTAGACTCGAAGAATGCCGATTCCATTTTAAAAAGAATCCAATAACTAAAGCTTTCACTGGGAATGAGTGTTTTTTTGATTATGATATAGTGTCGAAAAAAGGTAAACCAGTTAAAGTTAGGAATTTCATTTTAAGTTTGCATTATAACCCTGCAGATAAAAGCGGGCGAGATAATAAATCTTTGAAAGTAGGACAAGCAAAACTTTATGTTAATGAAGTTTGTGATAAATGGTTACATGAACAAGAAACTCCTAAAGATCTTGAAAAGTTTATGAACTGCTTAAATACAGCTTTCCCTGATTTATTTGTATAAGTGCGCGTCTGCGCACTTAGGTTTTAATTTTTATTTAACGTGGGTGTTACGCGTGTTTTTCTATCATAAACAATGACTTGTGATTCAGTCTTGTGCCCACTAAATATTTGTTTCTCTTTAGATGACCCTTCATAGTCCGAGATCCCTTTAGCCTTTAGATCATGGAAGGTACAATCAAGTGGCCTACCAAGTTCTTCAGAAGCCGCGTTTCTCGCTTTTCTCCATGCTTCATTAAATCCCTTGTATGAATAACGCTCACCATACATTGTCCTGATAACAGGGCCATCCTGTCCCCATTCCCTGCAAATATCCACAGCCGCATTAAGACGCTCAGTCCAGGCTTTGATCTGTTTAATACCAGTTTTACCTTGCTGTATGAAAATTCCTTTATCAAGAATCTGATTCCAGTTCATTTTAAGAACATCAGATACCCTTGCAGCGCAAAGATACGCAATTTCCATCGCGGCTTTAACTGCAGGCGTCGCATGAGTGAAGATAGCGATGTACTCTTCATCGGTTATGTAGCGGTCGCGCTGGGGTTTAGGAAACTTATCGACACCAACACACGGATTACCTGGTACATAACCACGCTGATATCCCCAGCGGTATACACGAGACATTGAACTATGCTCGTGATTAGCCTGAACACGGCTTCTTTTACCACGTGCATCCATGTAGCGCCGGACGTGTTCAGGTTTAATGGCCTTTGCTTCTGCATCGCCGAAAACCGCTAACAAGTATTTTTCATGTGCCAGGTAATCTTTTTGTGTCCTGGGGGCAAGGTCTGCATAGTCAGCACTATTTAAAAATTTTTTCCACAATTGTTGAAAGGTGAGTAGTTTTTTTCGACCTTCAACGACTTTCTCGTAAGCTAACCAAACCTCCGCTTTAGAAGCGTTTGCTGGGGCTAGATTCTCGGTAGTACCTCCTGGCTTCCAGTAGTAACCGGAAGGGCGGAAAAACACACCCTTCGGCATCCACTCATTACCAGGCGCTCTTTTGCGGCCCATATTATCTCTCTACAGCGTCAAAGTTCATGCCTGGAATAGGCATATGGCCTGCTGGTGGAAGTATGCGTTGTACGGGATGGTTAATATGAAACCAGGTCGTTTTAATTGCTCCGTCCCGGCGTTCAATAAAAAAGATCCCGTTCTGCGTTAATACCTCTTTCTGCAGTGACTTTTGGGGCGAACCCGTTGCCTCTGTCAGTTCTTCATCAGTCAGGAAGCGATCGCTCATGAGTTGTTCTCCACTGAACCGGCTGCAACCGGTTATCTGCCACTATATGAACAAGACGAACATCCACCACGCAGTCCGTCATTACACCTTTTACACAGCTGGTGGTCCTCCCTTACCCCTTTAAACTGGTTATAAATTTCCGCTGGTACAATTACCGGCATAGGGACCAGTAATCGTTGACTACGTAGTGATGCAATTTCTGCAGTGCGTTCGAGGTACAACGATTTCCAGTCACTTGCTTCAGTCTTATATGCGGCCAAAGCATCCCGCATGCGCCGCCAGCGGCGACGCTTCAGCTTGTTCGCTTTCACTTCACCTCCTGCGGGGTTGCTGCGAGCATGGCGGCGCGGCAGGTTTTCTCCGCCCACTCCAGATACTTCTCTTTCACCCCTTCATCCAGTCCGCCGCAATCGACGAGATTATCAACCAGTTCGCGAGCCAGTTTTTTGAAATCCGGTACTACCGGCGCTGGCTGCTCTTTGATGTGCAACCGCGGCTCTCCGTCTTTCGGCTCCGGCCATGAGCGCTGTTTGTTTACCGCCAGCTTATCGATCATCGCCTGGGTTATTTGCTCGTCTGTAATACCAGCCCGGCGCTGGGCGTCCCACAGCAGGAACTGCATATCAGCCCACTCCAACAGGTCGCCAGGCTGTTCAGCGGCTTCCAGTGCTTCTTTGCTGAGGTGCTTCAGCGGGCCAACCGGACCGACATTACCGAATGTTGCCTGTGACCACTCTGCGTGCTCGCGGCGTACCTGCTCTCGGTCCTTTGCTGGTTGCGCTGGCGGATAATTTGCCAGCATCCAACTAATGACGTAGTCGGCCTTGAACCGCTCAACCGGAAACCCTTCATTCCAGTCACGGAAGTGATAGATAACTTTTGCCAGCTCAGGTTGAAGCGCCACCGGCTCGTTGTCCATTGCGGCCAGCGCCATGCGAGCCAGCTCCTCAGCCTCTTCAGCTGGCAGCATTACGTTGCTTCCGGCACCGTAGGCGTCACGCCATGATTTAATTTTTTCCAGACGTTCTCTGGTTAACTGGTTATTAGTCATGGGCTGATTCCTTACCTCTACTGACAGACAAGTTTTTATTCACGATGGCATCCATCAGGCGTGATGCTGCAGCTTTCTGAGATGAGACATTCGCAATGACCGTTGGCCTGGTTTTCTCACAGCTGGCGCAAATACCATCCCATGATGAAATGAGGAAGAAATCTTCACGTTCTGCAATGCCAGTATTCATTACCAGGTCCTCAATCATCAGGGTGACCCCGCGAACTCCCCGGCCTTCGCTTAGCCGCTGGACGGCGTAACCGAAGGCATTAATCATCACGGCATGGAACTGGATATACTCGCGTTTGTATTCGGCCTGATTCGTACCGCGGCGAATATCATCTAAACCAGTCAGCATCAGCCAAGCATTCCACAACCCCTCAAGATCATCCTGTGAGCAGGAATCTGAAAATTTTGCCGTGGCATCACTAAGGGCCTTGAAGCTCACCCACTTATCGCTTTTCGCGGGAACCACGTTATGTTCAAAATCGGTGACCTCAGAAAAAACGTCGTGTGAACTGATAAAGCTGACCATCTCCTGCGCGTTCTTATCGCGTCCGTTATAGGCCATGTTGATTGCCGCAGATGGCTTCGAAACATTGTTGTTAATGTCCGAGAAAAACTGCTGCCGCGTCTTCAGTGGCAACTGGAGAGTAAGCATCATCGGGACATGGATCGGTTCATCAATGGTGCGACAATATTCCGCAATACCTGCTGCGCGATGCTGACCATCAAACAATTTAATCTCTGCATCCATAGGGAATCGGGCCACTCCGACATTAGTGTTTCCGAACTCTTCGAATTCAACATACGAGTCGCAGTTACCTACAAGCGGCGGAATAATGAATGGTTCCTTGTTTTCGTATGCTTCAACGAGATACTGATAAAACTTTTTCGCCCTGGCTGGGTTCAGTTCTCGCTGAGAGCGATCAAGGGTGTCTCCGTAGTTATCGCTGGCGAGGACTCGCGTTAGTGTCCGTGCAGGTACTGTCAGCATCAGGACAATTGAATCCCCCTGAGTTCCACGCGACGCCGGAAATTCAAAGAAATGATCGCCTATTTTGCTCATAATAATTCCTCCCCAAGCACCCAACGCAGTGCGTTTGCATACTCGCCCTCGGCAGATTCCAGGGCTTTTGAAATTTCTTTGCGGGTTTTCAGGCGCGGCTTTGCATCACCGAGGATCTGACGCTGACGCCGGGCTTTTTCATGGCCGGTTGTGCCAGCAGTTGCCGCTTCGATTTCCGCTACCTTTTCCCGCTGTTCTTCGGGTTTAAGCGATGCCAGCTGACGCGCCTGGGTAACGGTAACCGTTCCGGACTCCACTGCATCGCGAACAGCCTGGGTGGCATCCAGTAGTGACAGCGTTGCGCGTACGGTCTGGACACTCACGCCGAACATCAGCGCTAAATCGTCCTCGTCGTGCCCGCGCTCTAGCGCATCAGCCATTTTCTTTGCTCGGCCCAGTGGTGTATCTGCCTGGCGGATTTCGTTAGCACTTACCATCGCCTGCGCCATGCGAACGGCAGAGCCACGTTTAGCGACTGCCGGAACCAGTAACGGTTCTTTACCCTCTTTCAACAGTCGCTTGTTGGCTTCCAGTGTATGGCGCACACGCTGGCGACCATCGACTACACAAGACAGCCCTGTCTCCGGGTCTTTCCAGACGATAATCGGCTCAAGAACGCCCTGATCCATGATGTTCAGCACCATTGCCTCGCTGATAGGCAGGTGGATACGCTCATCGTAAAGCGGGTGCGTTTTGTCGGTAACCAGGTGCAGGTTTTCAGGTTCGAACGTCAAAGCGTTCGTTTTGCCACTGGCGCCGTATACAACCTTTGAGTCTTTAGCCATCAGAGAGCCTCCACGTTACGGAAGCTGGCGGGGCAAATTGCTTTCAAATCGCGAATAGCCTCTAGAACATGCATATTTGTGCGATTCTTGGTGTGTCGCTCGGTCAGACGATCACACTCTTTCGCCCATGATTTGACCTCTGCGAGAAGGGCGTCACGTTCGGTGCGCGTCTGGCGCAGAGCTACATTCGAAACATCGAGGACGGTAGCCAGTTCCCTGATGATTGCTGCCTGTGCTGGTGGCATAGTTTTGGCTATTTCGTACGCCTGTTTAATAAGTTGATTTGCTGTCTTAGCCATCTTTTGTTCTCCATCTGACGTGCTGCAACGCGTAAATTTAGGGTGCAGCAACCCAACCCATGAGAATGGGGTAATTGCTGCTGTTCTAATCAGGCTGCTGGTTTTTGTTCTTCGGGCTCTTTGTAGGCGAGCAGATCACAAAGCTGGTTAATTACTTTACAGAACTGGAACATGTCCGTACCTGCCTGGTGACGCCAGCGGTAGGCTTTGTCGTCATCATCAGAATAATCATTATCCTTGGTATCGATCCGCCGGAAATGGAACTTATCTGTAAGCAGAAAAGAGACGCCGCAGCCTCTTAATTCCATGTTATCGACGATAAAACCTGTGTTCAGGCTCTCCAGAATTTCACTGGTAACGGAAGTGTGTTCCGCAGAGTAGCGAATAACTTCTTTCTGTTCTGCCAGGCGGGATAGCTGGACATAATCACCGACCTCAAACCCGGCAAAGGCTGATTCTTCGCCGTCCAGATGGTTTTTAAGGCGCGTTGTCAGGCCGTTTTTGATATCACTGATGTTGATCGTGACTGTTTTGACTGAACCGATCACTTTAACCAGCATCGCCCCGACTAAATTGGCAATGTTTTTATTGGCGGAATTAATGATCAGCAGATTTTCTTCAGTGTTATACAGGACCAGGATCAGAGACGACTTGATGAATGCCTGTTTGCAGAGCTGAACCTTAGCATCCTGGATAATGTTGTTACGGTCAGTGCGCTTCAATTTCTGACCAGACGCATTTTCGATGCGTTGGATACGCTCATTGGCTTCTTTCATTACGACGTGCTGGGGGATTATTTTCTCATCGCGGCGAACCACGATTGCATAACCGTCAGTAATTGGCGTAACCAGCTCGCCAGTAATCGGATTAGGGACGAAGGAAGCCCGCGCGAACTCCGTTTCTGTAAGTTCAGAGTAGGGCAATTCCTGCAGGTGCCCTTCAACCGCTTCAATGCTGGGCAAAGTAGCCCGATAGACAAGGGCGTTACGTAACTTTGATAATTTCATTTCTGTTTCCTCTGCAAAGGATTAGTTAGTTATCTCCACACAACACAGGAGAACACCAGCTGCTGCATCAGCCCGAGCGGATTGGGTTATGGGCCCGTCACTCGGTAGTACTCTCGTGTCTTGTGTAAAAAGGGCGGTTACCCATCAGAACATTATCCTCTTCCTCCTGTTTGGCTGGTGGAAGACTAGATAGCCGCCAAATAAGCCGTTATGCGATGTATTCGATAATTTCAGCGCCGTCTAAGTCCCAGTTACCGCAATAGTCAAGACCACGATTGAACCCGAATGCGCAGAGGTGGTAATCCAGGTCGGCGCAGGCTCGCGGGTTGATGTCTACGTCATCAAGGTCACACTCCACCACGGCTCCGGATGGAAGCTGAAAAACGACCTTTGGGCGAACTACGCGCAAGTGGAAGCGAGAAGACTCTTCCGCTCCAATAGCGTCGATCGCCTTGTAGCGCCACTCATCCGCCATAGCTTCAGCATCGTCAGCGCTACGTGAGTCGTGGAACGGGAAGTATTTAATTTCGGTATTACCGTTTAAAACTACTGCGTAACATGAAGACATGTGTTTACCCTCAAGAAACCGTTATCGGGTGGATTAAAAATTGCGTCGACCGGCGCTGCGGTACGCTTGTACACGTCACAACTGGAAGCGCACTCCTTCAGTTACAAACCGATCCCCACGGAAAGAAGGGGAATGCGCTTCCAGGTTGTGTTCTGTTCATCCTTGTCCGTAAGTTGCGTCATGTGCCGACGAGTAGAAGATAATCATAAATTGCGAGTAACGCAATAGATATGTGCGTAAAACGCAAATTTAAGGCAAAAAAAAAGGCCTCGAATGAGGCCTAGTTTATGATGATGAATGCTATCCATGCCGTTTAAAGGACTGAGACTGGCTTATTAAAACCTTTCCATAGATATAGAATCTGTGCTCATTCTCTTTAGTTATATTCCATTCTCTATAACGAGGGTTATCAGAGATGACTAGCAGTTGGTCTGGTATCATCTGCAGGCGTTTAACATAAACTTTTCCATCAAAACCAAAGACGTAAATCCCATCCCCATCGAACTCATTGATAGTTACGTCTACAAAGATTAGGTCGCCAGGCTCAATCGTTGAGGCCATGCTATCACCGCGAACGTTGATGACCTTTACTCCAGATGGAGTCCTGCCACCAAACATTGCCAATGCCTGATCATTGCTGAACTCGATAGCATGAATGACATCTATGACGTCGCTACCGTGTATATGTCCTGCCCCGGCGCTTGCGCTCACATCAAGTACCTCGACTCTGTATACATCCACATCCTTTACGGGAGATGCATATTTTTCACTGTTTATATGTACAGTAGTATCATTTTCGTCAGAGGTAAATAGGTCAGGTACACTTACGCTTAAAGCTTGAGCAAGTCGGTTAAGTGTCTGTTCTGAAAACTGCTTTTGTTTACCAGTTTCAAGCCTGGAAATATTGGCAGCATCAACGCCCACAGCTTCTGCAAGCTCTGCGATTTTAATGTTCTTCGCCAAGCGAAGTTGTCGTATGCGAGATCCTATTTTCATTCACTCATTACATGTTGTTTTTGCGTTTCGTGCAAAGCAACTTGCGCAATTCGCTAGCGTGGAATAACATGCGTAATACGCAAAAATAGGAGGAATTATGCAATCACCATTAAGAAAATTGCGAAAATCGCATGGCATGACCTTGTTGCACGTTGCAACCGGGGTACAGGTAGATCCTGCAACGTTGAGCCGCATTGAAAGATGCGAGCAAGTCCCATCTGTCGAACTGGCCGAGAGATTAGCCAAGTTCTTTAGAGGAGAAATAAGCGAATTACACATTTTGTATCCAAGTCGCTATCAAACAGATGACGTACCAAGTGCAAATAATCGTACTGCTTAAGCGGTTATTCGATAACTACAAAAGGAAAATCAATATGGTAGAGCCAAACCTCAAAGAAGCCGTCAAAGCGATGTGCAAAGCATATCCCGGTGGGCGCGAAGCAATGGCTGGCGCACTGGGAATGACGGTGACGCAGTTTAACAACAACCTCTATGAGAAAAATGGCTGTCGTTTCTTCGAAGTCAGCGAGCTGGAAGCGATGGAGGACATTTCCAATACGTCGTTATTAGCTGATTACTTCGCTCGCCGCCGTGGCGCTCTGCTGGTGGATGTTCCGCATCTGGAAGAACTGGACCGCGTTGACTTGTTTAGCCGGGCGATGCGTACCTCTGCCGCCAGGGGACAGGTTGATCAGATTATCGAACAGGCACTTGAAGATGGCGTTATTGAAAGGCACGAGGCCGAAGAAATCATGGTGCATCACCGCCGCCACCTGGCAGCTCGGGAAGAAGAGATTGCCGCAATTATCACGTTATTTTCACGCAAAAAGAAGTGACGCCAGCGAGTTGCAGCTCCTGGCGTCGTGGCGTGTCGTTATCAGTGGAGATTACTAACGCATGAACAGTTTATCAACACAGTACCGCAGGTCGCAACTTGTAGCGCGGCCAGTTCCTGGTGGAGCAGGACCGGTGCAGTTCGTGTATGGGGTAAGAGTACCAGGCGGGTTCGAACCTGTCTGCTACCAGTTTGCTCAGTGGGTGGTAGGGGACTTTAACGGCCAGGCGGAGAAAGTATGCGAGAACTTAACCGATGGTTCAGAGATCACTACGGTGTCCCGGTCAGGGTCATACGCTGGGAGCCCCAAACACAGCGCGTTATATACCTGCGCGAAGGGTATAAGCACGAGTGTTTCAGCCCCCTCGAGCAGTTCAGACGAAAATTCAGGGAAATAGAGGGGTCTTATGAGCCTGTTAATGCCATCAAGGCCGATAGTCATCAATCCTGACCTTGCCTATAGCATCGGCCTGAATGAAGCCATTGCGCTGCAGCAGCTTAACTACTGGCTGCAGGAGACTAACTCAGGGCTGGAGCGTGACGGCGTACGCTGGATCTACAACACGACAGAGCAATGGCTGGAGCAATTCCCGTTCTGGTCTGAATCCACTCTGAAGCGCACCTTCACCCGGCTGAAGAGCCTGGGCGTGCTTAAAGTTGAGCAGCTGAACAAGTCCCAGCGCGACATGACGAACTACTACACGATCAACTACGACAGCTCGCTTTTAGATGAGGTCAAAGTGACCAAATCGAAGAAGTCAAAATGCGCTGTTCCATCAGGTCAAAATGACACGATGGAAGAGGTCAATGTGAAACGCTCCACCGGGTCAAAACGAACCGCTGTCATCAGGTCAAATTGGCACGATGATCTTACAGAGAATACAACAGAGAGTACTACAGAGATTACAGGTAAAGACTCTTGTCCGGTTGCGCTGCAACCAGACCAGACCGATCCGGCAGATCTCGTTCTGGATCATTTCAATCGGGTAACCAACTCGACCTATGGCAAGGGGGGACGAACCAAAACGACGCTGGGTTATATCCGGGGACGCCTGGCGGAAGATTACAGCCCTGAAGACCTGATGCTGGTGGTTGACTACCTGAACGAGAAATGGGCTCAGGATCCGAAGATGAGCGACTACCTGCGGCCCAAAACGCTGTTTGCTCCCGAGAACTGCGTCGAGTATTTCGACAAGGCCAAAAAATGGGACGCAGCCGGACGCCCAGCCTGGACTGGCGGCAAGTGGGTTAAACAAGACACGGCGTTCAAGTCCAGTTATTCCGAGGTGGATTATTCAGTGCCAGCGGGGTTCCGTTCATGAGCAAGCCATTTCTGAAATGGGCTGGTGGAAAGTATACCCAGCTGGCTGACCTGTTCGTGCATATCCCGGCAGGGAAACGCCTGATAGAGCCATTCGTTGGTGGTGGGTCAGTATTCCTGAACAGCGATAAGCACGCAGATTATCTGCTGGCGGACGTTAACCCGGATCTGATTAATCTGTATCAGATGTTAGCGGTCGTGCCGGATGAGGTGGAATTAAAGGCCCGCTGGATGTTCGAGCACATGCGGTCACCGGATGGCTATGAGCTGATCCGTTCCGAGTTCAACGCACAGACGCTGGATGCTACTGAACGCGCAGCTGCTTTCCTGTATCTCAACCGGCATTGCTTCAATGGCCTGATGCGCTACAACCAGGCGAACAAGTTCAATGTGGGTTGGGGAGGCTACAAGGCCCCGTATTACCCGATGGATGAGATGAAAGCCTTCGCGGGTATGGCGCATAACTGCGTATTCATGACCGCTGATTACCGCCGGACAATCAGCCTGGCCGGTAAAGGGGATGTGGTTTACTGCGATCCGCCTTACGAACCGATGCCGGGAACAACCGGATTCACCGCCTACGCCGCTGGTGGTTTTAGCTGGGATAACCAAGTGGACCTGGCGAAGCAATGTGTATCTGCCTTTCACCGTGGCGCTCGGGTAGTGATTTCTAACTCATCTGCAACGAAGGTTCTCGACCTGTACCGGGAGCATGGTTTTAACCTGCAATTCATCAAAGCGCGCCGTTCGATCTCCTGCAAAAGCAGTACGCGGGAAGTCGCAAAAGACGTTGTAGCGATCCTTTAAGGGGGCTAAATGAAACTGACTTTACCATTTCCACCGCGCGTAAATAGTTACTGGCGCGCCCCGAGCAAGGGACCGCTGAAAGGCAGGCATCTGGTAAGCGAGACAGGGCGCAAGTTCCAGCAGGCAGCGAGAGCGGCGATTATTGAGCAACTGCGTGCCGTTCCCCGTCCATCCTCTGATCTGGCTGAGGTTCACATAGTGTTGTATCCGCCGGATCAGCGCCGTCGGGATATCGATAACTACAACAAAGCGCTGTTCGATGCCCTGACACTAACAGGCGTTTGGGAAGACGACAGTCAGGTTAAGCGCATGCTGGTGGAGTGGGGGAACATCGTGAAGAAAGGGAAAGTAGAAATCACCATCCGACGTTTTCGTGCAGTTGCCTGACGTGGAGATGATATGAGAGCACTACTAACCCCTGAGGTTGCCCCACGCATGGGCGTTGTTCTTCTTCGCCCAGGTGCTGATCTCATGCCGATGTTCAGGAGAGGGCGGGTACTGATTGAGCCTGCACCGGAAAAATACAGCGACTACGCAACTGGCGCTATCCCTCCCGCCACGCAGCCACTGGCAGAAGACCCGGTTTTGAAGGCAGTCTTCGAAAACAAAGACGTCATTCTGCGCGCGGGTGGTATCAGCTCGCTGGAAGCCGAGCTGGAGCGTCGTTTTGAATGCCAGTATCCCCACGGCTCATGGCACAGCGAAAATTTTACGCTGTTCCGGCATGAGCCTGGCAGCATCCGCCTTTGCTGGGCCTGCGATAACCTGCTGCGTGATCAGTACACAGAGACGCTGGCAGGCATTGCGCGTGAGAACCTGGTATCCTGGCTGATAACGGTCATCCGCTCACAGCTGGGGTTCAACGAAGACCATCAACTGACGATCCCAGAGTTGTGCTGGTGGTTGGTGATAAACAATCTGGCGCACGTAATCCCTGAATCGCTGGCCCGTAAAGCCCTGCGATTGCCGGAAATAAAGCATCAACCAGTGATGAAGGAGAGCGATATTGTGCCGGAGCCAGCGGCGAGCGAAGTGGTGCAGAAAAAGATTCTCGGTCTTCGCGTAGATCCTGAAACGCCGGAATCATTCATGCTGCGACCAAAGCGCCGCCGCTGGGTAAACGAGAGCTGGACGCGCTGGGTTAAGTCTCAGCAGTGTGTCTGCTGTAACAAACAAGCAGATGATCCCCATCACCTGATAGGCCACGGACAAGGTGGAATGGGAACGAAAGCGCACGATTTGTTTGTGTTGCCGCTTTGCAGAGCGCATCACGACGAGTTGCACGCTGACACCGTGGTATTTGAGGAGAAGCACGGCTCACAGCTGGAGCTGCTGTTTCGATTTCTGGATCGTTCGCTGGCAATTGGCGTGCTGGCATAGTGGAGAACGCATAATGATTAACCCGTCCGAGGTTGGAAAAGCTGGTGAAATGGTCAGGCTGAAAACGCTTGAGGCCATCTGGATTCAAGGGAAGCTGCGCATGTGGGGCCGTTGGTCCTACATCGGCGGCGGTAGTGGTGGAAATATGTTCAATCAGCTGTTGGCGTCAGGGAAGATAACGAAGACCGCTATAAACGATGCTTTGCGCCGTATGAAAAAATCAGGCATTACCAAGCCAGAGCTGGAAGCGTTCTTTAAGGAAATCCTCAGTGGTAAAAATAAAAGCGGCCTGGCTTTTTGTACTGACGAGGAAGGATTGATAATTGATTCTGTGCTTAGTGCTCAGCTTGTGCGTTCCGGGAATAAAGCTCTCTATAAGTTAATCAAGGATCGATATGTCTACCGCATGAGTAAGAAGGCGATGGCGAAAGAGCTAAACGAAAAGCATCCAGAATGGTGCTTGCGGACTTGTGAGAGCAGGATCGATGTTTGGTTAAATCTTGCAGAATCGATGCTTTACGCACCAATGTGTGACGCATTTGGCACAAATTGCGACAGATTTTACTTGAATAGTTGCGCGGAAAGTGCTTGAATTGTGATAGGCTCGGGACGTTAAAGCGAACTGAGCAGCAGGAAAAAATTAAAGGCCCAAGGCTAATCCCCTTGGGCCTTGTCATTTCTGCAATCTCAGCGCTGTTTAAAGGTTTCATACCCACAGCTGGAGCATTTGTAATAGTCTCTCTGAACTCCCAACCCAATGAAATCGGGGTCATCTACGGTTCGGTCAAGGCTATAACTCATCTGTGAGCATCTGGGGCATTTCTCCCCACCGCTGGATTTGATGTATGCCTCAAGCTCGGCGACCTGCTGTTTGAGACGATCCACTTCGTCGGGTACTGTTTTTAACCTTTTCCACAGTGGGATTTTTTCCAGTAAAGAATCCAGTTCGGAGAGTATCCCCATGAGTCACCTCGTTAATAAGACGCTAGTTACGACAGGCGGCATTACGCTATGCAAGCCTGATATTTATGCCCTTGATATCACTACTGATGATAAAGGGAGTAAAGAACTCTACATTCTCAAGAATGGCGAAGAATTGATCCACTTCGAACTTACAGAAGAGAGTACGGAAAAGTTGTTATCCTTGCTCCGAGAGTAGGTCTATTTGCATTGCATCAGTACCCCTGTCACATCGTCGTAGGGCATTGTAACGATTATCTTCAGATGTTAAATTTCTGGCGTGGTGAATCCCCCTAAGCGGAGGGGCGCTGCGGCTTTCTGGCTTTTTTGGTCCAAGGATAGCAAGCGGGGATCTGAGGCCGCATATGCCTCCACTGGGAGGCACCCGGCACCACAACCAATACAAACAAAGAAACAGCAGTGGCAGGCTCGCTTCGGCGGGCCTTTTCTTTGGGTAAAAAAAAGTCCACTTCGGGAAGCGGACCTCAAAAGCATCAATCAGATTTTAAGGACACTGGGGTGAGTCTCAGGCTTCCCCAGTCCGTAAATCATAGCGATTTACTACAGCACTGTAAATAATCGCGACACTCCAGCCTATGCAAACTAGTTAAGTCTTTTTATTTGCAGCGTGTTCAGTCATAGAAATTGTTAGCTAACGCGAAGTTATGAAAATGATTTGGTCGAAATCCCTTAGGTTTATAATTTTATTGGTTAGAAGATGTGTCTAACCTCTTTCTATTTCTGATGAGTGGTTATCAACGCCTATTTTTAAAAGTATTTTTATATTTTTTCCTGTCTCTTATATAAGAGACAAGAAAACCAATACTAATAAGAAGAAGAGCTATAGCTAAGGCTAGCATCAGTAAATTTGACATGTAATTTCTACCCCAAAGTACGTTCTTTCATTGATTGGCAGGAATTTATAGTTGTAGTGAGAAAAATCCTAACCCTTAAAACTTGTTAATCTTTACTAATTAATCTGAATTTATGGTTTATTGATTTTATTGATTTTTATGGTGTCAAATTCCGTAAATTACTTAATAATAAGTAAAATATGCTTGTCTGCATTCCTATTTTTTGCTTTTGTTTATTTTTTATTAATAAAATCAATGCGTTGAATTTATGCTCCTTAATTTTAGTGGCTTGATTTCTTTTATCTGTTGATTTTCTGCAACTTAAGCCCTCAATGCGCGGCCAGAGCGTCATTCACACAGTGCTTTGTCGTAAATCAATCTGGCGGCCTTTCCCCATACAGGGCTCACCTGCGACGGTTCATAACCCAATCGCAGGGCGCTTGCGCAGAGCCCGCACATTTATTCACACAGCTTCCCGATCTTTCATCGGAGGCGGTAATTATGGCTAAACGTATGCAAGACAAAGAGAGCATGGCCGGAATCACCTGGCTGGCTCTGCTGATCATTGCTGGTTGGGGCGGCCTTGTCCGATTCCTGATGGATGTGAAGCAGGGCAAAGCGAAATGGAGCTGGATAAATGCTTTTGCGCAGATTGTGGTTTCAGCGTTTACCGGGGTCATTGGTGGGCTCATCAGCATTGAAGGTGGCCTGAGTATTTACATGATACTGGCCACTGCCGGTATCAGTGGCGCTATGGGGTCCGTAGCGCTCACATATTTCTGGGAACGAATTACCGGAGTGAAAGCACAATGACAGCAGAAAAGATTATCGAGGGGATCCTCGGAAAAGAGGGTGGTTATGTCGATCACCCTTCTGATAAAGGCGGGCCGACCCGCTGGGGCATCACGCAAACCACCGCCCGTGCACATGGCTACACCGGTGATATGCGAAACCTGCCCAGGGAAACAGCAAAGCAAATCCTGCTGAGCGATTACTGGACTGGCCCCCGGTTCGACCAGGTGGCAGCTCTATCTACGTTACTGGCGGATGAGCTTTGCGACACTGGCGTGAACATGGGGCCCAGTGTCGCCAGTAAGTTCTTTCAGCGCTGGCTGACGGCAATGAATATGCGCGGGAAGCTGTATCCCGACCTTATCCCGGATGGTGTGATTGGACCCCGAACTATCACCGCTCTGAAGGGGTATCTTTCAGCCCGCGGGAAAGAAGGCGAGCAGGTGCTGCTGAGATCACTGAACTGCAGCCAGGGCGCCAGATACCTTGAACTGGCGGAGGGCCGCGAAGCCAATGAGGATTTTCTCTACGGCTGGGTTAAGGAGCGTGTCTTATGAAGATGGTTATTTTCGCTTTGCTCGTGCTGGTGGCTGTGCTCATTCTGCTACTTCTGCGCAAATATACCCGGCTGGAGTTCGTAGGCCATGCCAGCCTGCTGCTGAAAACGTGGTCTGTAAAGCTGGGGGCTATCGGCGCGCTGGTTGGCATGTGGGCGCAGTCGTTCCCGGATGCTGCGCTGCACGCCTGGGCGGTGCTGCCGCCGGATATCAAAAATATCCTCCCGCCAAACATTGTTGCGTTGATTAGCCCTGCGCTGGTGGTGCTGGCCGTACTATCGCAATACGTACGCCAGCCAGCATTGAAAGAAAAGGCCGACGAACTGAAGGAGCCGCAGCAATGAGCTTTGAAATTATTGCTGGGCTGGTGGTCGTCATCCTGGGTGCTATCGCTGCCGCTTTCGGTATTGGCCACGCTCACGGGACCAGTAAAGCTGAATCAAAGGCCGAGCAGCAGCGCAGCGAAGAGAACGCCGCCGCCATCGTCGCCACGGCAGAACGTAAGGCGGAAGTTGTCAAAGGGGCCAGTGATGTACAGGAAGACGTTAAGCGTATGGGCGATGACGATGTTGATCGCGAGCTGCGCGAAAGATTTACCCGCCCCGGTAGTCGTTGATACGGCCTGCAGCTGGGTGAGGGTCATCTACCTGACCGACCACGATATCGACGTGCTGGATAAGCAGACCAAGCGCGATATTCTGGCGCACAACAAAGCAGTGCAAGCCAACTGCCGTAGCATTACCCCTGCTCATTGAGTTAAATAAATGGCCTCATCCTTGAGGTCCACGGGTAAGTAAACGCAAGGTCTTTTATGTAATGGCTCTTCTAGCCTAGGAGCCAACTCAGAAACAACAAGCGTAAGCGGTAGATATGTATGTTTTTTTCTGCTGCTTACCCGCAACATGCAACGACGCTGATCGTTAAGCATCGCAGAGTGCTTTCCAATGATGATGTACAAAAAAACGCCCGGAGAGGATAGTTCCAGAAAGGTGACCAAGATGGTGAGATATGACTCTTTCAATGGCTTAACACTCGGGCAGAATTATCCACGGCATGAGTATCTTCAGCAATGATATAAACGTATGAGATTTATGGTCACACTTCATCGTTGCAAAGCATATACTGCATCAAAACCTCCTTCATGAAAACCATTGCAAAGGCCACTTACTGGTAGGATTTGCAATGGCATTACAGGAGGTATTCCATTAGTGCCTGTGATAATGCAAAATACCTTCAATAACTGATGTGGAGGTAGGAATGAATTATTTTTATCAGCTTTTGATTGGCTTACTATCTGGGTTGTTCGGAGCTTGGATAGCAATGTTTTTCGGATTGAAGCGTTTTTATAGTGAAAAGTGGTGGGAAAAACGAGCGGCAGCATTTATTGAGTTAACTGATGGGATATATCAAATTAAAGTCCTTCAGGAGTATTACTCCGATCTAAAATCCTACAGAATGGAGGGCCCAGAAGATTACCCTGAGTTTGTAGAACTGAATGATGAACAACTCAGAGAAATGAAATTATCTGCCGTAAGGGCAAGAAGTTTAATAAAAAAATATAGCCATGTTGGCCAGTTGCTAATTACGGATAGCGCATCAAAATTATTAAGAGATTATCTTGATGAGGAAAAACGCGTTGATTATGATGTTCACTTTCGCGGCTGGGATTATGGTGAAGCAGAGGAACACCTTCTTTCAATGACTAAGCGTCTTTTTGAAAATATGCTGAAAATATCCAGAAAAGAATTAAAGGCAGATAAATAAGGATATCACCTATCATAATACTAATAATCGGCTGGTGACTAAAAATGCGTCATAAACATGTTCTGTATCTACAATATAAGTCTTAATAACCAAGCGGTGAATCGAGGAAGTTGAGCATGGCTTCGCTTAAAGATTTATCACAGCAGCTCAAACAGTTGCAGAAGCAAATCCCTTTCGCCACGGCCCAGGCCATGACATCGGTGGTAAGGGATATCGCCGCAGCGCAAAAAGTGGCGCTGGGACGAAAACTGGAATCGCCGACGCCGTTCACCGTAAACTCAGTGGGCTCTGCTGGCGCCAGAAAGAACAACCTCCGCGCGAAAGTCTTTGTGCGTGATGTCGCCGCTGAATATCTCGAACCATTTGAATTTGGCGGCGAACATAAGCTGAACAGCCAGGCGCTCCTCAATCCAAAGAACATCAAACTGAACAAATACGGCAACATGCCGCGTAATAAGCTTTCGCAGATGAAGGCGAAGCCGAATGTGTTCGTCGGAGAGGTGAACGGCGTCAACGCTGTCTGGCAGCGCAGGAAGCCGAAGAAGTCGAAGAAGAAACGGGCAAAACGTTCAGCGAACGGTACGCGCAGGCTGAAGCCGAAACAGCGCTCTCCTAAGTTGCTGGTGAGGTTTGGTGATGCTCTTCCCGTGTCGCCAGTGCTCGGGTACATGGACCGCTCACGAACTATGGCGGAAGCATTGATGCCCGGCGCGCTGAGCCGTGCCATCGCTGACGCAATCAGGACGGCGAGGTGACCCCACCCCTCGGGTTTGGGTCCTTCCTGAGACTTTTGTAAGGTACGGGCATTGCGCGCCGCAGTGTTTTCCTAGCTATAAGTTTTTATTTTGTGTCCCATGTCCCACCCCAAGGGATCACCAGCCATGCCAGAGCCAGCACGGATTATTCCATTTATTCCAGTGGGACATTCGTGTGGGACATTGCAAAAATGTCCCAGGTAAATGTCCCACCCCCAAAATGTCCCAGGTGATGTCCCATGACCACGATGAATCAGAGTCAGTACGCGCAACATTCAGGCGTCGATCGCAAGACCATTGGCCGATGGATCAAGGCCGGTCGGTTTATCGTCATGGATGGTGACCTGATTGATGTTGAAGCGAGCGATGCCGCAATGAAGAAAAACCGCGATGGAAAAGATCCGCGGGCATCAAACGCGAAGAAGAAAAAATCCTCAGCACCCCGGAATGATGGCGACGATGAAATTGATGAAACCGTTCGCCAGATAATGCTTACAGAAGGTGCTGACCTTTCCAGGGAAGAGGCCGCGCGGATCCGTGAAAATTACATGGCCCTGCAGGCAAAGCTCCAGTATGAAAAAGACAGCGGCCAGACAATTGAATTGGCCATCGCCGAGGAGGTTCTGTTTAACGCCTTTCGCCAGCAACGTGATGCCTGGCTGAACTGGCCTTCACGCGTGGCACCGCTGATAGCCGCCGATCTGAATGTGCCGGCGGACAGGATGACAGAGGTGCTGATTGAACATGTCCACAAACATATCTCAGTCCTCGGAGAACCAGAGTTTAACCCAGCGGAAGATTGAGCGTCTTCAACTGAGTGTCCGAAAAGGGTGGACACCGCCGCCGCGGATCAGCGTCCCGCAATGGGCCGATGATTACCGGAAGCTGGCGAAAGAAGCTGGCAGCACCTCCGGGAACTGGGAAACCTCAACGGTAGAGATCGCCCGCGGTCCTATGCTGGCCGCGACGGAATCGGGCGTCCACATTATCACTGTGATGTGCTGTACCCAGTTAATGAAAACCGCGCTGCTGGAAAACCTGTTTGGTTATTTCGCCCACCTCGATCCATGCCCGATTTTACTTCTGCAGCCGAAAGAGGAAGCTGCAGAGCAGTTTTCGAAAGAACGTATAAGCCCTCTGGTTCGCGTGACGCCAGTCTTGCGTAATATCATAGGTGACTCAAAACAGAAGAGCTCGAAAGAAACCATTCTGTATAAAGCCTTCACTGGCGGATTTCTGGCGCTGGCTGGCGCCGGTAGTCCCGATAACCTTGCCCGCCGTCCGATCCGTGTTCTGCTGGCGGATGAGGTGGATAAATACCCGATTACTCGCGAGGGCGATCCCATTGCACTGGCGGAAGAGCGAACCGCCACATTTGGCCTTAACTGGCTGTCTGTGCGGGCCTGTTCGCCGACGGTTGAAGATGAAAGCCGGATTGCTGACAGTTACGAAGATTCAGATCAGCGGCGGGCCTCTGTAGTTTGCCCCCACTGCGGGCATCGACAGTTCCTTGATTTCTTCAAACATGTTCAATGGCCGAAAGAAGGTGATAAGCACCTGACCAAAGCGGCCATGATCCATTGTGAATGTTGTGGTGCTGGCTGGTCAGAGGGTGAGCGTCTGCGGGCATTACAGACAATCCGATGGCATCAGACCAAACCGTTTGAATGCTGTGGTTCCCGCCATTCTCCATTAATGGAATACGACCAGAAATGGCATGAAAGTGATGAGGGGAGTGTTGATACCGTATGGCGCTGGTCGGAGTCGGAGCGACACGCTGTATACCGGGCGATTTGCCCGGACTGTGGGGCCGAGGCACTGGATAATCACCACGCCGGGTACCAGGCGTCAAAACTCTTCAGTCCCTGGCAAAAAGACAAGCCATCGGACATTGCGAAAAAATACCTCGACGCAAAAGGCGATCCGGATAAAGAACAGGCCTGGTGGAACACCCAGATGGGGTTGCCGCACCGGCCTAACCATGGGAAACAACTCCCGGTTGATGTTCTGCTGGCGCGCCGCGAACTTTTCCCGGCCGTCGTTCCTGATGGCGTGGCATTGTTAACTGCTGGCGTCGATACCCAGGATGATCGATTCGAAATAACGATCACAGGCTGGGGCCGTGACGAGGAATCGTGGTCAGTTGCGCATGACGTCATTTATGGCGATCTGGAAACTGAGGAACCATGGAAGCGCCTCGATGCGTATCTGAAACAGATATGGCGACGCGGTGACGGGCGAGGGCTGAATATTCTGGCTGCATGTATGGACTCCGGTGGTCATCACACGCAAAAAGTTTATGAGTTCTGTAAAGAACGCCTTGGGCGTCGCATATGGGCTATCAAGGGTGAGTCTGCGCAGGGTGGTAAACGTAACCCCGTCTGGCCAACCAAGCGACCGACGTCGAAAAGTAAAGCCAGCTTCAGACCAATTATTCTTGGCGTGAACTCTGCGAAAGATGTTGTCCGTGGTCGTCTGCATCTTGAACCTCCGGGTTTAGGTGCTGCAGGTGCGGGGTATATGCACTTCCCGGATGATCGTGACCTCGGATATTTCAACCAGCTACTGGCTGAGCGACTGGTTTACAAAGTGGTGGCCGGTCAGCGGTTCAGTATCTGGGAGCCCATACCCGGCCGGGCGAACGAAGCGCTCGACTGTCTCGTGTATAGCTATGCCGCGCTGTGCGGACTGAAACATATGGGGTTAAAACTCAATGTTCGGGCCGCTAACCTTCAGGCCGATCCCGATAAGTTTCTGCCGGCGCCAGCCGAGCCAGAAGAAAAAATCAATTACGAGTTACCGGGCGCCATCGTGGAAGAATCTTCGGCTCCTGTTAAGCGTAAGAACATTTCTAAACTCCTGCCGCAATAAGGAAAACCATGTTTAACCGAAACACGAGCTTACTTGCTGGTGGGATGACTGATGAGCAACTAAGAGACGCTCTGCAGAAAGCGCAGCAGGCTTATATTGATCTGACTACCGGCAGCCGGGGCGTCTCATTCTCCTATACGCAGGGTGATGGGACTCGTTCTGTCTCCTATCAGCAAAGCTCTCTCGCCGACTTGCTGGCGCTGATTCAGTTGCTGCAGGCGCAACTGGGAATTGTCGCCCGGCCACGGAAGCCTGTGAGGTTCAGATTTTGATGAATAAAGTGCAAATCCTTGGCCCGGACGGAAAACCCTATCAGTCATCTAAACCCAGAATGTTGACTGGTGGTAGCCGGGTGCCATATGACGCCGCGGATTCCTTCAGTGATCAACTGGCAAACTGGCAGCCTGCATTATGGTCGCCGGATAACGAAATCAATATCTACCGTGACCGTATTGTTTCCCGCGCTCGCGATTTGGTTCGCAATGATGGGTGGGCGAACGGCGCAGTTACGCGTTTGCTGGATAATGCAGTCGGAGCGAATTTCAGGCCCATAATGAAACCAGACTACCGGGTTTTGCGGATGATGACGGGCAATAAGAGCTTCGACGCGGTTTGGGCGGAAGAGTACGGTAAAGCGCTCGCTTCCCACTGGCGAACCTGGGCGTACGATACAGGTCGTTATTGTGACGTTGAGCGCAAGCTAACCGTTCCGCAAATGTTGCGTTTGGCATTTCGCCACAAGCTTATAGATGGCGATGCCCTGATGGTACTCCAGTATCGCACCGACAGACTTGGTCCAGGTAAGGGACGTTATGCCACGACGGTTCAGGTTGTTGATCCAGACAGACTCAGTAACCCGCAGCAGAATTTTGACATGCCGAATATACGCGGCGGCGTTGAAATTGATGCTGACGGCGCACCTGTGGCTTATCACATACGTGAAGCACATATTGGAGACTGGTGGAGCGGCACCAAAACGATGACATGGCGAAGGATCCCGCGGGAAACCGACTGGGGGCGCCCGCATGTTGTGCACGACTTCGACCATGAGCGCGGGGCGCAGCATCGTGGTAACGGCATTCTGACTCCGGTAGTTCAACGCCTGAAGATGCTGGTGAAGTACGACCAGAGTGAGCTGGAGGCGGCAATTCTGAATGCTATCTTTGCCGCTTATATTGAGTCGCCGTACGACCCCGAAATGATCCAGTCCGCGTTGGGGGAAAACTTCGAGGAAGGATTAGGAGCATATCAGGACGGCCGGGCTGAATTTCATAATGATCGTCGTTTGACACTGCAGAATGGCGCCCGCATGCCAATCCTTTACCCCGGCGAGAAAATTACAACAGTCAATGCTGCCCGTCCTTACAGCAACTTTGAAGTTTTCGAGTCCGCAGTACTGCGTAATTTTTCTTCCGGTACTGGGTTATCACCGCAGCAGGTTACACAGGACTGGTCTGATGTGAATTACAGTTCTGCGCGATCTTCCTTGCTGGAGGCATGGAAAACACTCACCCGCCGGCGCGATGATTTTGCCATGGGTACCGCGCAGCCTGTGCTGACGGCCTTTGTTGAAGAAGTCCACGATAACGAGGATTTACCTCTTCCGTCGAATGCCCCTGATTTTGTTGAGGCCCGGGCAGCGTATTCGCGTGCGCGTTGGATGGGACCCGGCAGGGGATGGGTTGATCCGGTGGCGGAGAAAAAAGGTGCCATCCTTGGCCTCGATGCAGGCCTTTCCACTCTCGAAATTGAAGTGGGTGAAAACGTGGGTGAGGACTGGGAAGAGATTCTTGACCAGCGTCAGCGAGAAATTGAGTCCTGCCTGAAGCGCGGACTTCCATTACCGAGCTGGGCGCAGGCGGACCAGTTCGCAAGCCAGACAATTACCGACCCGGAGGAAAAGTGAATCTACCTCATCTGGCCCAGCGCCTTTTTAATACACCGCTGGCGCTGCACCCAAGTAAAGCTGAAGTCATCATGGCATCCGTTATGGACCGGTTTGGCATCAGTAAAATCGAATCCTCTCTTGCCATGGATGATGACTGGTATGGATACGACGATAACCGGGGGCGGGAAACCCGTAGCGACCCGGGTTATGACAATGTGCTGGGCGTTGCTGTCATCCCGATATGTGGGACCCTGGTGCAGAAGCTGGGTAGCCTGCGCCCATACAGTGGCATGACAGGCTATGACGGCATTCGTCAGGCCTTCCTGACCGCGATGGAAGACCCCGATATTACGGGGATCTGCCTGGATATTGATTCGCCAGGCGGCGAGGTCGCCGGATGTTTCGATCTGGTCGATGTCATTTATGGCGCCCGCGGGAAAAAGCCCATTCATGCCATTCTGACGGAAAGCGCCTATTCCGCCGCTTATGCGATTGCCAGTGCAGCGGACCGGATTTCTGTTCCCCGAACCGGTGGTGTGGGTTCAGTTGGTGTGATCACCATGCACCTTGACTGGACCCAGCGGATTAAAGATGACGGCCTCAAAGTCACCATCATCACCTACGGTTCCCGTAAGGCTGAGGGGTCACCGCTGAGAGAACTGTCAGATGAAGCGCTGGCGGCTATTCAGCAGGACATCAACACCATGGGCGAATTGTTCGTGAATACCGTCGCCAGAAATCGGGGGATTAGCGCAAAGGTTATCAAAAGTACTCAGGCTGCCTGTTTTATGGCTGCTGATGGTGTGGAACTTGGACTGGCTGATGAGGTATGTCCTCCTGATGCTGCGTTCAGAAACTTACTTGAAAAAACAGGAGCCTGAAATGGCGAAGAAAAAGACATTTAGTTTTGCTCACCTTCTTGGCCGTGGCGCGACTGCGTCTGAAGAGGAAGAAGACAAAAAGGCCAAAAAGGCGAAAGGCCGCCGCGCGGAAGAGGATGAGCGCGAAGATGACGCCGAGGATGATGAGCGTGACGACGACGCAGAAGATGACGAACGTGACGATGATGCGGAAGATGACGGCGACGATCCGGCAGCTGCTGAAGACGATGACGATTCCGAAGATGACGGCGACGATGACCGCAAAGAAAGCAAAGCGGTGAAAAATGCCCGCGCCGCCGAGCGTAAACGCTGCGCCCGCATCTTTGGCAGTAAGCATGCTGCGGCGAATCCGTCACTGGCCGCGTCGCTGGCATTCAATACCGGCATGAGCTCAGCTGCCGCCATCAATGTTCTGGCTTCAACCGCGCCAGCTTCGCAGCCAGCCACAACCCGCAAGCGTTCACTTGACCAGCGGATGCAGGACAGCCATCAGGTCCGTCTGAATCCGGATAGTGGCAAGAAAGAGTGCGGTAAATCGGCACTGGTAAACCAGATGACCGGCCTCTACAACTCCATTAAAGGAGAAAAATAATGGATCAATTTGGTCAGAATGCCTTTGCACCTGGCATGAAGAGTTCAGCGTTTGTGCCGGATCAGTTAATTGCCGGTACGCTGCAACTGGTCACGGATACCGGCACTATCACCGGCGGTGTGTATAAGCGTGGCACTGTGCTTGGCATGATCACCGCCAGTGGTAAATACACCGTCAGTGTGAAAACCGCAACGGATGGTAGCGAGACGCCGACGGCCATTCTGGTTGATGATGTTGACGCTTCCACCCATGGCGATCAGTCCGGCGGCCTGTATCTGATGGGGGAGTTCAACCAGAATCATATTATTTTTGACGATTCCTGGACTGCGTCGGAACTGAAAACGGCACTACGCCCGCTGGCCATCTTCCTGAAAGACAGCGCCCAGGCACCTTTAACCACCTCCTGATTTATCCCTCATCTCTCCTGGCGAATGCTTTAACCGGCAGGCGTTGACCCATTTAAAATTTATGCCAGCGTGCGGCTGGCATTATCAAGAGACTGAATATGGAAAATATTTATGATACCAGTGTGCTGGTGCAGGTCGTTCCTAACCTGAAAACCAGTCAGAACTGGCTGCTTGATCGCTTCTTCCCGAACGTCGTGACTTATGAGACTGAAGAAGTGGCGATTGACGTGGATGTCGGCCTGCGTCGTATGGCGCCGTTCGTCTCCCCGCTGGTGGAAGGTAAGCTGGTCGAGTCCCGTAAATACCAGACCAATACGTTCAAACCAGCTTATATCAAAGATAAGCGCGCGCCGGATCTGCGTAAACCTATCCGCCGCCAGATTGGTGAGCGTATTGGCGGTGAATATACCGCCGCAGAACGCGAAATGTTGAACCTGCAGTTTGAGATGACCGATCAGATTGACATGATCAACCGTCGTCTTGAGTGGATGGCGGCCAGCGCGCTGGTGTCCGGTACCATCACGGTTGCCGGGGAAGGCTATGAAACCAAAGTGGTGGATTTCGGGCGCTCTCCGGATTTGACTATCACTCTGAGTGGTTCAGATAAGTGGCCGCTGACGGTTGCCGCGGGTGCCACTAATACCCAGCCCTCAGATGATATTGAAATCTGGCAGACGCTTTTCCTGAAAGAATCCGGTTCCGTCGCGACAGATCTGGTGTTTACAAGCAAGTCATGGCGTGCATTCCGACTGGATACCACCATCAAAGATAATGCCATTACGTTCCCGGCGCTGAGCCCGTTTGGTAACCAGATTAATGCCGGCCCACAGGTGATGAAGGGCGCCATCTATAAAGGACGCTGGGGTAACTTTGACCTCTGGTTATATAACGACTGGTTTATTGACCCTCTCGATAATGTCGAGAAGCCGATGATCCCCGACGGCGCCGTTATTATGTCTGGTGCTGATCTGATGGGTACCCGAGCCTTTGGCGTTATCCTCGATCCGGCATTTAACTACGGTCCGCTGGCTTACGCGCCAAAATCCTGGGTGAAAGAAGATCCGGCCCAGCGTCTTATCCTGATGCAATCCTCCCCGCTGGTTATTCCGAGTCGGGTAAATGCATCCCTGTGCGCGACGGTGGTCTGATATGGCTAAAACAACCAAAACTGTACTGGGCGATGATCTGAATGCGGAAGGGACTGCCGATGATGGTCTGAATATTGACGAGCTTAATGCAGGCGGCAGCGTTCAGGGGACCCAACAGCATGACGAAAAGGATGGTGACCCATCCGATGATGGGGATACCGCTGAAGAAGATGACCAGGAAGAAGCCGCGGAGCCTGAGTTCGTGGTTCTGAAAGGGAATTTCATTCGCCATGACGGTGAGGTTTACCGGGAGAATTCCCGTATTCCGGTCTCTGGTAAGGATGCCGAACGTCTGCTTGCTGCAGGGGTGATTGCCGACGTTCAGGTTCTGCGACAGCGCGCGTTATCTTCTGCGCGTGGTGTGAAAATCACAACGGAGTAGGCCGATGGGCGTGGACTGGGATTTGCATCTTCTGAGTCCGCTGCATGGCGTGTTTGGCGATGAACATGAGTACCGTCCCCGCAACGGTACTCCTTTTACAATTAACGGTATTTTTGACCGAGGCTATGCGCAGGTTGCAGAAAATCTTGATGGCGATTCAGAAATTAATACCTCCAGCCCGATGCTGGGGGTTCGTGATGCTGAATTTCGTCAATTGGGTAAACCGCAACCGGCCGTATCTGACCGTGTGTTTATCAAAACGGTCGGAGGTCAGGTGATCAATCAGTTATTTGTTGTTTCCAACGTCGAACCTGACAGCCATGGCGGCTCACGTCTTGTTCTCAATGTGGCGAAAACCCGATGAATGCTTCCGCAATACGGCAAATGGTCGTGACCGCGCTGAAATATAAAACCGACGCAGCCGACCGTGTGTATTCCCCGCGCGACTGGGCAACTTCGCCGGACCTCTTCCCCTTGTTGCTTGTTCAGACACCGTTTGATCACAAAAAGTCGCAGGGGCGAAATACCCCGGCATTCACCTCTTTGACTACCGTTCGGATTACCGGCCGTGTTCAGGAGTATGACAGTGAAACCACGGATGATGGCGCCATACGCGCGGAGGTTGCGCTGGAGGAGCTCCGGGAACAGGTAGAAAGGGCGGTGATTAACAGCTATGAACTTACCCGGAAAATCCAGAAATATGCGGAGGTCCGATCGACGATTGATGTTGATGCGGATGGCGAAGCGCATATGGGGCAGCTGCTTATCGAAATTGATATTGAGCACTATCAAGGGCCGGAAGACTTTTATCCGGTCGATACGGTGCCGCTGGCGGGGATCGACATCACCATCGACATGCCGGACGGTACGCCGCAGCCGGGCGTAAAAATAGACCTTCAGGAGTAATCATGTTTGTAAAACCGAAGGACGGGCTCGGCGTTCGCTGCCCTGTCAGAGGCGAGCCTTTGCCCAAAGATGGCGCGGAAGTACCTGATAATACGTTCTGGCGCCGCCGCCTTAAGGATGGCGACGTCAGCCTGGTACCGGAAAAGGGCGTTAAAAACGCCGTAAAAAAAGAGGGCGTAACTGAATGACCGTTCCATTTTCGCGAGTTCCCGGCAATTTACGTGTGCCGCTATTTTATGTGGAGTTTGATAACTCCATGGCCAACACGGCGATCGCTACACAGCGAACGCTGCTGATTGGTCAGATGCTGGCATCAGGTTCTGCACAGGAAAAAATCCCGGTAAAAGTCTCCTCTCCCAATGCGGTGGGTGAACTCACCGGTAAAGGCTCAATGCTGCATGGCATGATGACAGCGTATCAAAAAAACGATACCGCTGCGGAGGTCTGGATCCTTCCGCTGACTGATGATGCGGATTCGATGGTAGTGGCAACTGGCAGTATCAAGGTTGCAACACAGGCGACAGAAACCGGCGTTATCTCTCTTTATATTGCTGGCGTTCGCGTACAGCTGACCGTACTGGCGACTGACACTCCGGCTCAGATTGCTACTGCGCTGGTCGCGGCGATTACCCGCAAAACGGAACTTCCGGTGACAGCTGCTGTAAAAGCCGATGCATCGGATACCGTGACACTGACGGCCAAAAATGCCGGGTTACTGGGCAATGGTATTGATATCAGGCTGAATTATCTCGGTGTCCAGGGTGGTGAGGTGACGCCTGCGGGCCTGACACTCACCATCACGGGTATGACCGCCGGTGCCGGCGCGCCGGATTTGGTTGATGCCCTGGGTAACCTGCAGGATAAGACCTTTGATTTTGTCATCAACCCTTATGATGACACCGCATCACTGGACGCCGTCAGACAATTTCTGAACGATGCAACCGGCCGCTGGGCTTGGGATAAACAGCTTTATGGCCACGCTTTCACCACCACCAACGGCACTTACGCCGAGCTTGGCACCAAAGGGGAAACCCGTAATAACCAGCATGAGTCACTGCTTGGCGTGTACCGCTCACCGTCACCGCGTTACATCTGGGCGGCGGCATTGACTGGGGCCGCCGCACCCAGCCTGCGTAACGACCCCGGACGCCCGCTACAAAGTCTGCCTGTTTATGGCGTGCTGGCGCCGGATCTGGCGGATCGCTTTGAGCTGACAGAGCGCAACAACCTGCTGTACAGCGGCATCTCCACTTACACCGTAGGTGATGACGGGACGGTGATGATTGAAAACCTGATTACCACCTACCAGAAAAACAGCTATGGCGACGAAGACGACAGTTACCTGCAGGTGGAAACGCTGTTCAGCCTGATGTTTGTCACGCGATATCTCCGTACAGCAGTGACCAGTAAATTTGGTCGCATGAAGCTGGCCGCGGACGGCACGCGTTTTGCGCCGGGGGCGGCGATTGTGACGCCAAACATAATCAGGGCCGATCAGATTGCGGAATATCAGACGCTGGTCTTCAACGGCTATGCGCAGGACGCAGAGGCTTTTGCCAGAAACATTATTGTTGAGCAGAACAAAACGAACCCGAACCGCGTTGACGTACTGTGGCCGGGAACGCTTATGAACCAGTTGCGCATCTTTGCGTTGCTTAATCAGTTCCGCCTGCAGGCTGAGTCAACAGGAGCATAAAACATGGCAGGAGATACCACTAACCGCCTGGCGGGTACCGCCTATGTCACCGTCAATGGGGTGACTGTGATGGTGGAGGGCTCGTTCAAGTACCAGACAGCTACTGTCAATCGCACCACGCTGACAGGCATGGACGGAGTACATGGTTATAAAGAAAAACCGGTTGCCCCGTATATTTCAGCCCGTCTGCGTGATAGTGGCGGGACTAACGTGCTGGGGTTTAACGGTCAGACGAACGTCAACGTGATCGCCGAGCTGGCGAACGGAAAGACTATTATCGGTCGCGCACTCTGGACGGTTAACGTTCAGGAGGTGGAAAGCGAAGATGCAGTGTTTGATGTTCGCTGGGAAGGTCGGGACGTAACGGAGAACTAAGATGGCAGAACTTGAACGCACCAAAGTCATTCCTCTCATCAAGCCTCTTGTCGATGAGGCGCAAAAAACGCGCTATGAGCAACTGGAGCTGAAGGCACCGACGCTCAGCCAGGCAGAGCAGTTCTACGAAAAGCAGACATCGTCCACTTCTCTGGCGGCAATGCGTCTGCTGATCTCGCTGGTCACGGATACGCGGGAAAGCGTGCTTCAGCCGATGGATTTTATCGACTTCCGAAAATGCGAGGAGTTTTTGCTCGGTTTTTTGACCTGGAAGCCCTGACCGCCTGGCAGGAAACGGCCGCTGACGTCACATTTTATTTCCGCTGGACAGAGGACAGGGCGTGGGGCATGACCTATGCCCGTCTGAAGTGGTGGGTATCGCAGGCCACCCGTATCAATAAACTCAGGAATTCCAAATCCGATGAGTAATTCTTTCGACTTTGAGCTGGTGGCCAGTGACCAGGCGACGGAAGCCATTGAGCGTATCAATGAGGCAATCCGTGATCTTGAACCAAAGCTGGATAAAACCAAAGAGGGTCTCCAGTTAGGAGGACAGGAGACCCTCGATGGACTGAACGGTTTTATCTCCCGTTTTGAAAATCTGTCCAAAAATGCCCGTGATAATGTGCAGTACATCGGGGATATGGTGCCGCCGTTGAAGATGGTCGGTGAGTTGTCAGGAAAGCTGGCGTCGCTTGGTGTGGTCGGGGCGGCGGGATACGGGTTAAAACAGATTGCCTATGGTTTCCATGAGGCCTCAAGGGAAGCCTATAACCTCGATGTTGCTGCGAAAAATGCGGGTATGCGGGTGGAGGATTTTTCCCGACTGTCCGGTGCCATGCGGATACTGGGGGCGGATGGCGACAGTGCCAACGCTTCCATCGAGGGGATGGCTAAAAACCTGAAGGAGGCCGCCAGCGGTGCCAACAGCCAGGTGCTTGGCGCATTGTCGCAGATTGGCGTTCAGATCCAGAAAAACAATGACGGATCCGTTGATACATTGAGAACGCTGGAATCGATAGCGCGCGTTTTCCCGAGCCTGCGTCCTGACCAGCAGAAGTCGGTTTCCGATGCCCTCGGGTTGACCCCGGAAATGCTGGCGCTGATGCGTGAAGGCGTACGGATGAAAGCACTGCTGACGAAATCCGATGAGCTCGGTCTGACAGTGGATCCGGAACTTAACCGGCAATTGTCCGCTGTAAATGGCACCATGAATGAACTGGGCGCTGCATGGGATGGGCTGAAAAACCGTTCGAAAAACTCTCTGTTTAAGGGCTTACTCTCTGATGGCTCGGTGAAAGACGGTCTCGAAGGTGTGACAGACTTCTTCACGAATGGCGACTTTACCGGGCTATCACATGCGTTGGGGTTTATCAGTAGCAAGGATGCCGAAAAACTACGCCGTATTCAGGGGGATAGAGCACTATATAACACCCTTTCACGTGGTGATCGCGGGGCGGTGGATGCCGGCTTTATGACGGATGCTGTTCGGAAACGCTACGACGCGCAATATGGCGCCGGTGACAGAGCTGAACAACTCCGTAATGATTTGTCTATTATTCTGCCAGCAGGTCCTGCAGCTCCACGCGGGGATGTGAATTACAGCCAACCATCTAACCAGGCACTGGGCCTGAGAAATAATAACCCCGGCAATCTCCGGATAGCACCCAATGCGACCGGGGTGAACCGTGGTTTCGTCACTTATGACAACAGCAACGACGGGCTGGCGGCGATGGCGCGTCAACTAATGCTATTCGGTGATCGTGGCAATAATACGCTGAACAGCATGATCCACACCTATGCGCCGCGGTCGGAAAATGATACCCAGTCCTACATCAATTCAGTATCAGCCGCGACGGGATTCCAGCCCCAGCAGCGGATGGATCTCCATAACCCGGAAGTACTGAAATCTGTCATGGCAGCCATGATTCAGCATGAGAATGGCGCACAGCCCTATTCTGAAGATGAGATACGGGCTGCAATTCAGACGGCCATCAGTGACCCGCGTTGGTCAGGTCTTCGTGATAGTAGTGTACTCAGTCAACAGAGACAGAACATCCTCGCGCCTCAGCCTGATACGTTTGACAGCTCTTCTATCCTGACAGCCTCCGGCAACGGGAGAGAGGCAGCCAGCGAAAACCTGACGAGCTCTCTCAAAGAGGCGATGGCCGATCAGAAAATGAAGCTGGAAATCACCCTGGTCAATGATAAAGGTGAGAAGAAAACCTATAACGTTGAGGATAACGGCCGGATAACTACCGCCATGAATTACTAACCCGTTTAAACCGCCGCCCAGGCGGTTTTTTTATTCCGGAGGCCTGATGGCAATTATTCAGGATGCAATAACTTCTCTGATGGGCGGAGGCGGCAGTGAGGACTGGCTGAGTCAATTACGGCCTGGCTCTTTCCGTGGCGTGCCCTTTGCTGTGGTGAATGAGGAAGGCAGTCATGGCCGCCGGCAGGCGGTCCATGAATATCCCTGGCGGGACACCGCCTGGATTGAGGACATGGGACGAGGGACGCGGCGATTTATTATCCGTGGGTTCATCGTCCAGAACAGCCTGATTTATGGCGGCGGAGATGTTATTTCACAACGGCAGGCCTTGATTAATGCGTGTGAAGCGAAGGGGAGCGGTACGCTCATTCACCCCACGCTGGGGGAGATGACCGTTTCCATACCTGAGAACGGGTTAAGACTCTCCGGCTCCGCCGATAACGGGCGTTCTTTTGAATTTACCCTGATGGTGATCGAGTCGGGGTTAAAGGTCTTCGCCGTTACTGACAGCGCTGCTGCGGGGGATACCGTTGGCACTAATTATCTGAAGCTGGTCAGTACGGCGATTGCCAGTACACTCGCGAGAATCAAAAGAGAGATCCGCGGCGTGACTCAGGGGATTAAGACCATTAAGGGAACCGTGACGTTCTGGACAAATATGGTGGACAACACCATTAGTGAAGTGACGAACATCAGCAATGTGCTGAATTCCACCTTCGGGAACAACCGGTACGGTCGCTACAGCAAAGGGACGGTTGGCGGGAGTTCGTCGGGTATTAACGGAAATCGTGATGCTGACGATTCAGAAGATTTTCAGGCGTTATCTGAACAGGTCTCCGCACAGGCCGTGATGGACCGACAGGCTGTACTTGATACGACCGCTGCAATGAATGAATCGGTATCTGCCGATGAATTTGTTCAGGGCGTTGCCGATGTTATTAATCGCATTCTGACCAGCGCCGGCAGCGTGGGCGATAAGATTGCTGCGTTTGAAAAACTGGCGACATCAACCAGTACCGAATACCAGCGATCTGAAAGCAGCCAGCAACTGGCTGGTACAATGAATACGCTGATCATTGTGCTTTGTACTGGGGCAATGACGAATGCGGCAGTCGATTACAACCCCACCAGTCGTAATGAGGCCGAGGAAATCACGCAGCGCGTGGCCACGCAGCTGGACTCGGCGTTACTTCTGGCGGGCGACCGGGCGGATGACGATCTCTATAGCGCGCTGATGGCAGTGAGAAGTGCCTTCCTGGACACTATGGCCCAGATTTCAGCCGGACTGAGTGAGCTGATGCAGGTTAACACCGCGCTGCCTATTCCCGCACTGGTTCTGGCTAATCGTTTGTACCAGGACGCCTTACGGGCAAATGAACTGATGCAGGAAGCCAGCGTGCCGCATCCGGCATTTATGCCGACGACGATGAAGGTGTTGAGACAATGAGTACGGATAACGATCAGGATATCGTCTCTCTGACTGTGGGCGGGAAAGTCATTGAGGGATGGGATTCTGTGCGGGTGACCCGTGGTATCGAGCGTTTCCCCTCCGATTTTGACCTGGGGCTGATGGATTATTTCCCGGGAAGCGACCAGAAGCAACTGGTGAAGGAGGGGATGCCTTGTCAGGTAAAACTCGGTAGTGATCTGGTGATCACTGGCTATGTTGATGACTGGTCTCCATCGATTTCCCGGTCGCGCCATGAAGTCAGGGCAACGGGGCGCAATAAGTGCTGTGATCTTGTCGATTGTTCAGCAGAATGGCCGAACAACGTTATCAACGGTGGCAATGCGCTGGATATAGCATCCAGGCTTGCATCGTATTACGGCATTACAGTTTCCACTGATATCGATGATTTAGTCAGTGTTCCCCAGTTCACGCTCAACTGGGGGGAGTCACCGCAGGAAATACTTGAACGAGTCTCCCGCTGGTCAGCACTGCTCTATTACGATCAGCCTGACGGTAATTTATTTCTTACCCGTGTGGGCGCAAAGCGCGCGTCCAGTGGAATCGCTGAAGGGGTAAATATCGAACAGGCTTATTACCGCCGTTCGATGGCAGACCGCTTTTCTGATTACGTCGGCGTATCGATGAGCATTTCTCCGATTGCTGGATTCTCACCGGATACAGCTTATGACTCGGTGACGCTGGCGACAGCGCGTGATCCGGAAGCGTCGAGCATGCGTTACCGAAAACGGATCATTATCGTTGAAAGTACGCTGATGGCATCCCAGCAGGCGCAGCGCGCCATCGACTGGGAGATGAACCGACGATACGGCCGCTCAAAGCCATTGAGCGTCACGATTGATTCCTGGCGCGATAAAGCGGGAAAACTCTGGGAGCCGAATACGCTGATCCCGGTAAATATCCCTTCAATGCAGCTTCCGGATGCGGAAATGCTGATTGCCGAGGTGACCTACATCAGAGACAGCGACGGCACCCACGCCAGAATGTACCTGTTACCGCCTGAAGCTTTCAGTGTCCAGCCCTACGCCTTCTATCAGCAAATCCCGGGATTGAACCAATGATTCAAAATTTAAGAAAAGCGGCGACCCGCATCGCGGGAATGCTGGGCATTGGCCGTATAACCAGCCAGAAAGATAGCGGGGTGGTACAGGAAGTGCAGTATCAGACCCCGCTGGAAGTGGCCAGTGCGCCACGGTTTTCCGATTTTGGCTTTTCATCGGGGTTGCCGGCGGGCGCTGATGTGGTTATTGCGTTTCTGGGAGGTGATCGTTCCAGCCCTGTTGTCATCGCCTCAAACCATCAGGGGTATCGCCATACCGGGCTGAAGCCAGGTGAAACGGTGGTTTACAACCAGTGGGGGCTGAATATCCATCTGACCGAGTCGGGCATTTTCATTGATGCCAAAGGTAAAGATGTGGAGATCAGTAATGCCGCAAATATCACCGCGACGGCAACGGAGCAGGTAAAACTGGTTACCCCCAGACTCCAGGTGACCGGTGACATCATCGACAACTGCGAGACGAACGATAAAACGCTCAAAGCGTTGCGCGATGCTTACAACGATCATGACCATGACGTTAAAAACGTTCAGTCCGGTGACAGCATCAAAACCAGCGAAAAAACAAAGAGTCAGGTATGAGTGATATTTCCTCCTTCTGGAATGTTGATGCCCTCCACGCTGACTGGCAGTCCGGAAACGGCATCTTAACCTCAGAAAATGATATGTACACGGCGGTGATTATTAGCCTGTTTACCGATGGGCTGGCGCGCGCTGACGATGATTATGAAGGAACCGATCGCCGCGGCTGGTGGGGAGACCTGGACAACGATCGGAATATTGGATCAAGACTGTGGCTACTGCGACGAGAAAAGTTGACTCGCGAAGTGGCGATGAGAGCGGAAGATTATGCCGAAGAGTCGCTGGCCTGGATGAAATCGGATGGCATTGTGGCAGAGATACAGGCGCAATCGGAAATTGTCTTCCCTGACAGGCTGAATCTGATCATCCGGTATTTGCCACCGGCAGGGGACTGGCAGGAGTTCAAATTCTTCTGGTTATGGGAGCAACTGAATAATGCCATTTAAACGGAAAACACTGAGTGAGCTCCGTGACGAGAACCGCCAGTTCATGCAGGCAGAGCTGGAGAACGTTGGCGCGCTGCTACGATTCGGTAACCTGAAGGTGCTTGCCGACATGGACGCGGGTATGGCGCACCTGCATTATGCCTATCTGGATTATATCGCCAGACAGAGCACGCCATTCACATCAACCGATGAATGGCTTGCCGGATGGATGGCGTTGAAGCAGATCTACCGTAAAGCGGCGACCGCGGCTCGCTCACCGGCAGCGAAAATTACCGGTACGCCGGGTCGGGTTTTAGACAGGAGATCTGTAATTAACCGTGCGGATGGCTACCAGTACAGCACGGACGCCAGTGTAATGATTGATTCCACGGGTAGCGCCACTGTTGCGGTGACGGCCAGACTACCTGATATCTCAGAGGATATTACTGGCGGTGGCAGCCGGGGAAATGCCGATGCCGGAACGCTCCTGACACTGGATGCCAACGTGCCGGGTATTGACAGCTCGGTTACGTTAATTGAACCGGCTACCGGCGGCGCCGACATCGAGAATGAAGAGGATTTCCGTCAGCGGGGATTACTGGCGTTTCAGAATCCTCCGCAGGGAGGGGGCGATACAGATTATCGTGGATGGGCTCTGGCGGTTCCGGGTGTTACCCGGGCATGGATACGGCGCCGGGGGATGGGACCAGGGACGGTTGTGATTTACATCATGTGTGATGGCAGTGATAAAACAAACCATGGTTTCCCGGTCGGTACAGATGGCATCTCGCAGCTGGAAGAGTGGGGGGCGGTTAAGGCCACCGGTGATCAAGGAAGGGTTGCAGATTATATCTACCCGCTCGCGCCGGTTACTTCCCTGAATTATGTTTGCTCACCAATTGAAAGAGTCATCGATTTTGAAATTAGCGGCATATCAGATGCCGGAAGCGAGACTACGGCAGCCATTGCCGATGCTATTGACGGCGTTTTGTTTGAATCTGCAAATCCCCTCGGCACAGGTAAAATTTACCTTTCTGATCTAAACCGAGCCATAGGCGATGTCACCGGGACATCCGGATTCATTCTGGTTTCACCCTCTGTCAATATTGAGCCGGGAATTGGGGAGCTGGCCGTTCGTGGCGAGGTGAACTATACATGAGCCTTTTCACGACGGATGACTACCTCCGGGCGCTGCAGGCGCTCATTCCCTCCGGCAGGGCATGGACCAGAGATCCGAAAGCGGTTCAGGCCGCAGTACTTCGTGCTCTGGCAGCCAGCTTCCAGCGCAGTGATAACGACGCTCTGGCGCTGCTTCGAGGGGCTTTCCCTAAAACAGCGACCATTATGCTCACGGAGTGGGAAAAAACGCTGGGGTTGCCTGATGACTGTTCGATCGGGGAAGTGGACACGATCGCCAAGCGACAGAACGCTATCGTCTCGAAATTAATCAGCACCGGTGGCCAGTCGAAAAGTTACTTCATCAGCATCGCCGCGGCGATGGGTTACATCATCTCTATTAAAGAATTTCGACAGGCCCGTTCCGGGCTGTCAGTCTGTGGCGATAGTTTGAATGGCGATGACTGGCCATTCGTCTGGCTGGTGGAGGCCGAAGATACCACGATCTCCTATGCGCGCGCCGGGTTGACCTATTGCGGCGATCCGCTTCGTTCCTGGGGGAATCGACAGCTTGAATGTCGCATTAATGCGCTGGCGCCATCCTATACGCTGGTGAAGTTTGGCTATATCTATTTTGGGTTTAATGACGAAGGTGTTTATGACATTACACCTGAGTTTTGCAGAATATTTGATATTGCCTCCGGATATATCCCATAAATCTGATTTATTAAGAAGGTGAAAAATGAGAAAGGTAGGAAGTACAACAGATACTGCTGATGTAAATGGCGAATATACTAATGGCAATGTCGCTAACGGCGTTTCACCGACGATTATCAATGCTGAAATGCTGAACACATTTCAACGTGAATTGGTTAATGTGGTCGAAGGGGCCGGGATAGAACTTGATCCTAATGATGATAGTCAGGTTATTAAAGCGTTGGATAAAATCATTGATGATAAGTTTGATTGTTCAATTTCTTTTAATGGTTATCAAAAATTTGCATCGGGTTTAGTAAGGCAGTGGGGGCGCACTTCTATAACGACTGATTCAGATGGGAATTTTTTGATAACACCTGATGCTGAGTTGTTTAAACAAGGTGTTTTTTTTGGACGATTGGACCTTGGAGAGTCTAGTTTTACTGGTGTGAGTCGTGTAATTTCTATCAATACATATCCAAATACGACTTTAAAGAAGAATATTAATGGTTGTGCCAGATATACGGACAATGGTGCTGTAGTAGCCAATTCAAACATATTCGTGACTTTTGATGTAATAGGGAAATGACAAAGGGGAGTTCTCACTCCCCTTCCAACTTTACTTAAGTGAGTAAATTTCATTCAAAACGCTAGGCATTGATGCGGCTCCACCAATGTTAATTTTTATTGTTTTATCATATTCGTCGTTAAATAAAAAGAACATAACCCCAGTGATGTTGTCATGCTTTGTTTCTTTCATGAGGTTAATTGCTCGCTTGACCTCGTTTAAAACACGAAGTTCAATTAGTTTTTCTGGTTGTCCATTTTTGATGTTGCCTTGAGGGTCAAATTCCATAACACCATTACTGCTTGACTCTGAAATCAAAACTATCTCGCCATTGGGTGAGGTGTTTTTTATTTCATTTTCTAATAACTGTAATACAACACCCATACGGCATGAATACAAAGAATCAAGGACTTCTTTGTCTTTATGTATATCATCCTGCGTTGTATTCATTGAACCCGTTCTGAAAAAACTGAGTTCGGATTTTATATCCCACATTGTCTTTCCATTAAAAACATCGCAACTGTCTTCAATTTTTTGGGATGCTAACCAAGCAGGAACGTTATGATATAAGTTATCAAGCAATATTGTTGATAGGTAAAAATCAAAGCTATAGATATCAAAGCCTTTAGGTATTCCACCATCAGTATAGATATTCCCGGCAGAGTCGTATGTGGTTAGTCTGTTTCTCTCGATTATTTGCAACCATTCAATTTCCTCATCGGTTGCTAGGTTGTTTTGCTTCTTTTTTACAATTTCATTATAGTGATTGTCTATTGTTTTTACATACTCGGCAGATAGTGAGTCTAAGTTCTTGGCGAATGATTTATTAAACATTGCGCTCGCAAAAATAACGCCAAGTTTTATGTTGTTTAAATTGTTGTCATTAAGTATTTTTCTGGTTGAGTTTGCCACCGACTCTAAATCTGATTTATTGAGTCCGTTGAGATATGGTTCGTCTGCTAAAAATATAGCGGAGATGTTGCTTTTGTATTCTTTGATGAGCGGGACGTATTTGTTTATTCTAATTTTCAATTCTTCTTGAGAGGGTAGTTTTCTTAGTTTGTTTTTATCTAAAGGGGTGAGCATTTTAGTATGCTCGATGTTTTCTGAATCTTTATAAATAACACGAATGTCATTATTGTCTCGGGATGTATTTAAAGAAGGTCCAAGATCAAGGAACAGCATTAAATTGTTGCTTTTGGCTATTTTTAAATTTTCTTCCAATTGATTTTCGTTGTAAACATTGATCATGGCGAAGTTAACTTTATCAACAAACTCCTTATTTAAACCACTAGGTGATAAAAAACCAACGTCAAACTTATTTGCAAAAGTTACGGTGGGTGACATGAATATTAAAAATAAAATAAAAAGAATCCTCAAAATACATCTCCATGGTTTTTAGTTTCAAAACAGGTCCGATTATACCCATAAATTATACAAATGTCATTCCAGAAAAACAGGTAATATGTCACAGGAAAAAATATGACCCAACGATATAACACCGGAAACCCGCGTCCTTCAAACAGCATGAAGGACCTTAACGATAACGCCCTTGCATATGATGATTTCCTGAACAGCGAAGCCGACACGTTTGTTGATCGCATGGGAAATGCTCAGGATTCCCTGCGCGGGGAAAAGAAAAAAATGGCAGCAGCTGGCGCAGCTGTTGTAGAGGAGACACGGCAGAACCTGATCCCTCTCAGTCGCCAGTATATGACACTGGCAGCGGCGCAGGCGGATATCGCAAATATCCCGGTGGGGTCGACCACGTATTACCGTAGCCCGGATGACAGCGCGTTAGCTGTAGAAGTGATCAATAACGCCGGGACGCTGCAGCCTACCGGGCGGAAAATGCCATCTCAGGCGGCTGTTGCCGCGAACACATCCGTAATTACAGGGTTGGATCTTGATCGTGTTGATGTATCTCCAGCGTCGCTGGGGACCGGCCAGTATTATCAGCTCTCCACAGGGACAATCGCGACCACCACGGACACCAACTGGTCGGCGTGTGCGCCAGTTGCTGTGGCAGGATATTCGCGATTAATTTTGTCTGGTTCGTTTTTGTATCGTGCTGCCGTCGCGCCAGTTTTGTTTATCGACTCCGCAGGGACCGTGATTTCTGTTCAGAGTCTGGGCATTCCCATGTCCTCGGATAATGTCTGGTCATCGCGCGCAGAGGTTCAGGTCGATATTCCCGCCGCCGCAGTCAGCGCGCTGATATCAACCTATGCCGAACCGGCTGTGGCTGTTTATGCAGCCGCGCAGGCTTTCCGGGAGTCAGGTGTAGCCCTGTCGGCCAGTAAGACCAAGAAAAGAGTTCTGAACTGGATCGCAAACACCTACATGAATATCTCGACAGGTGCCCTGACTTCCAGCTCAGACACATTCGCGGCCGCCCGTGTTCCCGTAGCACCAGGGGATGTCTTCACGCTCAGTTGTTCGCTGAAGGGGGCGCCAAACCAGATTCGCCTGCTCGGTTTCTTTGACAGTAACGAGACCCTCATCGGTACGTTCTATCCAGGGACAGGGAGCGGCACGGTATCCACAATCACCAACCTGACTTTCCGTGTGCCAAAAAACGCAGCGTCTATGGTGATCACCGCGTATTCCCCGAACTCGTCAACGGTGCTGATGCAGGCTTCCGTCTTTGACCGTGCGGCGCTTGATATCCAGACCGCTGCTGACACAGCCGGAAACCTCGCGAAGTCGTCAGTGCTGCCCTTCTATAGCGGGCGCTACTGGAAAAACACCAATGGTGCATTGACCGTTGTGAACGACGCGCAGTTTTGCGCCTTCTACCCAGTACAGGTAACCGCTGGTGATGTGTATCGCATCAAGTCTAACCTGACGACGGGAAACCCGTCTCTGGTATCGATGGTGGTTTTCAAAGGCGCCAACGGTGAGCTGGTAGGAACTGCTCAGCCCGCGCCCGGGTCCGGGGCCTTTGCTGCAGCGGATATCACGGTAACCGTCCCGGCTGGCGCGGTTCTTATGCTTTTGACTGCATACAGCCCATATATAGACATCGTCTATCAGGGGAGCGCTGTAGAAAAAATCGGATCGTCGGTAGCGGGTATCGCTGCAAGTTTTGCTCAGCAAATCAGCATAAACTTTTCGAAAGGGTATTACTGGAACCCAACATCCGGCGCCTTAACGAGCACCACCGATCCTAACTGGCGGGCATTTGACGCCATACCCGTTTCGCCTGGTGAGTCGTATCGTGTCATTGCGACTGAGTTTAGCGGTAGCATTTACGTCGTAGTTTTCAAAAATGCGAGTGGTGCGGTCGTAAGCAAGTCTCAGCTCGGTCCTGGTGGGTCTTCGATCGTCGCTGTCGATGTCCCCGTTACGGTGCCGGCTGGCGCTACGTCCATGTGCGTTACGGCCTATACAGATAACGTGACCATCACAAAAATGGTCAACTACAAGGCAGATTTACGGAAGGATATTATTCAGCGCGACTTTGATACCGGGTTGCGTCTGCTTTCTCCTAAAGGGCTGGACGGCTATTACTGGCACCAGAACACAGGGGTCAGGACGCTAATTACGAGCGACTGGGCGTATTTCTCGGTAGACCCAATCGCAGTATCTCCGGGTGAAGTCTACCGGATCATCTGCGCTGAATTCTCCGGCAACCCAAATAACGTATACCTTGCGCTCTTTAAGGACACGTCAGGCGCCATTGTTGGGCGTAGCTACGCGGGCCCGGGCTCCGGCGTGCTGCAGTCTGTAGATACGAACGTCACGGTACCAGCGAACGCTGCTACGATGTGCATCACCGGGCACAGCCGTAACTTGCAGGTAGTCAAGTCCGGCGGCATGATCAGTAAGCTGCCGGGTAATACGCAAGCGGCAAACACTAGCCCACTAGACTACTGGAAAGGTAAGAAAATCGTGTGGCTGGGAACCTCGATTCCTGCAGGCAGCGGAACAAACTCCTACCCGTATATGCTGGCCCAGCGCCTGGGGGCAAACATAGTTAACCAGTCTGTCGGCTCATCTCCTATTCGTGGTGGACTGGATGCCTTCGTTACCACTGACGACCCATATGGATGGACGGGAAGCTCATATACCCGTGTCACGCGTGCCTTGTCGCATTCCGTCGATATTAAGCAGTCATTTATCGACAACTACGATTCGAAATGGAAGGCGTTAGTGACAGGTGGCCCGGCATCCCTGTCGGATACTGATAAGGCAAATATCCTGAGTTATTCCTATGCCAACCGGCTGTCGGGTAACCTGGATTCGGACCTGTTTGTTATCGATCACGGGATTAACGACTATCTGTGGATTCAGGAGCGAGGGGGAGATGTTGCCAGTCTGCTGACACCCGCGGTAGATACACGCAACATCAACACGTTTTATGGCGGCGTGAACACTGTCATTGACTACATCCTGAGCCAGAACCCGCGTGCCCGCATTCTTGTTATCGGCTTTTATGAAAATGAGTTGAGGCCGCAGGTTTCTCAGATACAGTTAAAATCCGCGCAGCTGTGGGAGTATCAGATCGTGAAGCTGTGGGAGAAGACAGGCTGGAGCCAGCAGGTACTGACTGGTACGGATGGCACAGGGAAGACAATAACCCAGTACTGGATGCCGGATAATCTGCACCCTCACTCGGATACGACTGGCAAGGCGAATACCCTGCTTACGGATATTCTTGAGATGGAAATCAGATCGGTTCGTTAACAATTAACTTTCAGCACTAAGTGGCTATCGTTCGGATTGATAGCCGCAACCTCTCTTGATCTTCCTTTTAAACAAAATTACTTTATGAATAAACAGTATTTATGGAAGGGCAGATCATGCTCAGACCGTCAGATATCAATCAGGCATTTCGGGAGTCGATTCTCCGCAACTCGAAAGGCTATCAATATCTACATTCTCGCGATTTTGCTTCTTCTCTTGTGTACCGTGGCATCCACTTATCCTACTCCGAGGCTAACCGGTGGATTGAGCACAACCAGTCGTGTTTCGCGGATAAGACGCCGGAGCATATTGAGATGAGGATGTTGATTCTCCGTAACATGGGGAGGGGGATGTAATAATGGTTGGTTCGTTCCTTTCTCCGACTGCTGATTACATAGAGCAAAGACTGACAGTTACCGCCAAATGTGATATCAGCGCTAACTCGCAGCTTATTCAGGCTGATAGAGGCTATGTTGTTTTATATATCATTAAGTATTATTTGTGGTTATTCAAATGGGTGTCATTGTATGAGTGATTGAAGTTTGAATATTTATAAGATGTTTTTTTTTTGCTACGAATTTGACTTAAAGTTATATATTTTTTGCATTGCGATTTTAAGTAATTGATTAGATAGGTAAAATTAATTCATGTATGTGGTTGACGCTATTATTTGAGTGTGTTATATATCTCGTCATCATTGATGCGGTTTTTATGGGGGCGTTAAAATGGAAAGAAAAAAACTCGGTTCAAAAATAGCATACGGTTTTGATGAGAATGGGTATTTTACAGATGTTATGGATATCGAAGAGAGAATTGAATACTATCGAGAAGATTGGTATGAACCAAGTTATAACAATGCAGAAGGCGTCCTTTGTGATAAGCAAGGCCGACCTCTTATAAAGCCCATTGTTGGAGAAAACCAGAGAGCTATATTAGAAGGTTGCATGTATATCATCGAGGATAGATACTCTCTTCCCAAAAATGCAACCTTTGTTAAACCTGAACGAGACGATATGCGATGGGATGGCGAAAAATGGATTTAAGATAATATATTTCATTTCCTAAGCAAGTTTCTATTACTTGCTTGTTTTATATATTTATAATTATTTTTGGAATTAAAGCTAATCCCATATTTACAATCTATTTTTAAAAGGCAACCAGCTGCTACACCTATGGTTTTAAGTGGGTGAAATATATCCGGGAAAAAATGGAATCCTGAAATTGCAGCCGCGCCAGCTGCGGCTAAAGACAGGTGGTTAATGTTTAAATAAATTGATAATTCTCTTTTCTTCGTAATCCCAAAGGATTCAAAACTTACTTTATGTATATCATTTATATTCTTTTCAAATTCAATTATGGCTTTAGTTCTTTCTTTAGCTGCATCTGGAGACTGCATTATCTCCATACAGATTCCTTCAATATGCGAATGGAGTTCATTTAGCAAATCACCTCTTTTTTCCTTGAATTCTAATACATCTTCATAGGTTGTAAGATTTCCTGGGGATGGAAGTAGTTGCATAAAATCCATTTTTAACAAAAGTGCTTGTTTTGTATATGCCTCGGGAATGACTAGGTCAGGACTGTTACTAATTTGATTTAAACTCCAATCAAATTTCTCATGATCATCTTGGCTGATTTTTTCTGCTATTTTGTATTGTGCTTTTATAAATAAATTTTCTTGTATTCTTCCTTCATCGTTGGGGTAATCATCTTCCGTAATTATAGCTCGAGGAAAATCTGCGGCCATTAATTCCCTTAGTGTTTTTTCTCGAGGAACCTCAAGATGTAAGATATTATTGGTTGATATAACAACTTTGTCCCAATATAGTAAAAGAAAGTTGATGTCGGAACTTTCTAATTTATTAAATGTCATTGATCCATCATGGCGTGAAATTATTTGGCCCGGGGCGATGATTATACCTTTCTTTTTGTTCATTTATTAATGTTTCCTCTTTCATGTTATGGCTCGTGTGGATGATAAAATAGAGGTAAAACTAATATTAAAAAGCATATTGGTATTTTTAAAAATAGTAGGGGTTGCTCTTTCTACGGTCAAGCAGTTTTAACAAGAAATCATGCGGAAGTTGTTTCGGCTAGTCCATGGTGTCCATGTACGCAGTCTGACCGACAGCATCGATACCAGTACGCCAGCAGGCCGCTTTTGCTTCCACGTCATGAGCGCCCTGGCAAAAATGGAGCGCGAGCTGATCGTCGAGCGTACCCGCGCAGGTTTAGCCGCAGCGAGGGAGCAGGGGAGAGTAGGCGGCCGCCGCCGGGTAATGACCACTGAGGTTGTGGAGCGATGCCGCAGGATGTTGGGTACGGGCGCAATCCGGCAGCAGGTAGCCGATGTGATAGGGGTAGACGTGAAAACTATCTACAAGTACCTGCCTGCTTCTGAATAATCATTATGTTGCGTCGGTGCGCCTGATCGATAGCTGGAACCTGTATTGATCAGATCTCCCAATGAATCTACTGTATATAAAAGGGTCTTCCCCGATCATGGTGGGAAGGCTCAGAACTCCATATTCAGCTTACCGTAGTGGAACATCACTCCCAGTTTAAAGCGCTCCCGGTTTCGGTATCCCCTGGCTTTTATTCTCAGCAACCTTATCTTGCTGTTAAGTGCCTCCGCATTTCCGTTTGAGACACTGTGTCGCATCGCATTCAGGATCCCGTACAGCCTTTTTCCTATCGTTTTCGCAGCATTTTTCATCATGGGAACGTCACTGTTAGCCGCCAGCGCCAGCCATCTCTGCCAGTCACTCCGCCTTTCCTCGCTCCATGGCCTGTTCCAGATATCCTTTGCCAGCTCTTTCAGCGCCCAGCACTGGCTCGTCAGCTTCATCTGTGCACGCAGCCACATCAGCTTTTCCTGCCGGGATTCAGTCATCCACTTATCACTGTACTGCCACAGGAAGCGGGTTCCTTTTGCCTGGCGTCGGCTTTCAACAGGGAGGTGCGGATGTTCATTCTGACGGGTTTTATCAACTACCTCGCCCAGTTGCTTCGCCACATGGAAGCGGTCAAAGGCGATTTTCTCAACCGCGCTGGGTAAGTGGATGCGCGCTGCTCTTATATAGCCCGCGTTCATGTCCATTGAGAGCGTTTTGATAGCCAGCAACTGCCCATCAGTGAGTGTGCGAAGATAGCCGGCAAGACTCTCTGTGCCGCGATCATCCGTTAAGGCCAGCGCCCGACCATCGCGATCGGAGATCACCGTTATGTAACGATGTCCTTTTTTAAAGGCGACCTCATCCACATTCATATGACGGGCGGATAATGGCTTTTTTATCCGGGCAAGACCTCGCTTAACTGCCCGGGTCATAATGCCGTCAACCGCATTCCAGCTGAGCTTAAGTTGCTTCCTGACAGCATCAACGGTGCTGATTTTCAGCCATGAGAGAACGAACAATTCGAACAGCAACGTATACCGGCTTCCGGGGCCAGCCCACGGAACAGGCAACGTCTGACAGCCATGCTCCGGACACATAATTCGTGGAACATCGGCTTCAACAATAGTGGTGAACTGGCAGGTATCAAGATGGCGCCATTTACGATGACGGTGATCGTGAACAGAACAGGATTTACCGCAGGCCGGACAGGCTAGCCGGGTGTTTTCAGCGATCTCAATAGTGACAGTAACAGAACCGGCATTTTCATCGAGAGAAAGGGACTTTACCTGCCACGGATCGGACAGGTTGAGAATATGAGCGTAGAGGGACTTTTCGTCCATGGCGGTGACCTCTGGCGATTAAATACACCATTATCATGCCTTCAGCCACCACAACAAGGGAAGACCCATATAAAAACAGTAGTTAAGGGGGTGAAATTATGCCGCGAAACTCAGATATCGAAATAGCCTGGCGTCAGGCAATTGTCATTGAGCCTAATGGCCGTCGCACCGTGACAACGTCCGGTTTTATCCGGGAACTCGCAAAGGTTAACTGGATATGGTCACCGCGCCAGGCTAACCAGTGGATAGAGCAATATGTGACGACATTCCGGGATGTCTCAACGCAGGAAGGTGACGATCGCACGTTCCAGCTTTACAACCCGAATGGAGGGCTGTAATCGTGGGATTTCCATCGCCAGCATCAGACTATGTGGAGGGGCGGTTAACCGTCGATAAGCTATGCAGCATCGGCCCTAATACTAGGGTCGTACAGACTGAAACTGGTTATGCCGTAATTGATTTCTCCTCTAAACCAAAGCAGCAGGACACGGTATTGATCCAGTACTCCGGCGGTACAGATTTTGCGAAAGTTATGGGGAAGGCGTTTATTACTCGTGATGGTGAGGCGCTGGAAGGTGAAGCACTCGACGACGTCGTAGTGTTAGGAATAGTGACATTCGTTATTAACCGGATATGGAAGGATGATGATGATTATCCAGTAATATGA